AAGATGAGAGTAAACTTTATTTTATATTTGATACATTAGAGTCATTTACATTTAAACTTAAAAGTTTATCCATAATTACTAATGATGTAGTATTACCTGCTAGTTTATCTAATATAGGTTTTGATGTTCTTGGTAATACACTTACTAACCCTCGTAGACCTTTCGGTATTAATGGTGGTTCTGGTTATATTCAACATTCAGATGTACTTGAATTAGTAGATGCTGATAAAGGTCATAAATGGTTTCATCCTGGATTTGAAAGGACTGGGTATTTCGATTTTAATGATGGTACATTAAATAATGGGATCATCTACTATAGAAAATACTGGTAACTCAATAAAAGTTGTATGCGGTACAGGTGCGTCTAATGATGAGCGGCCAACTATAGGCTTTACTGGTTTGAATATAATAACGGGTACTAATTATAAAATCTTATTTACATACACTACTCAAGACAACCTACTTATAAAGAGTATAAACCTTGGGGGATCAGCAGTACCGTTAGATGAGAGTCTTAATAAGCCAGGTGTATTCGAATATTCTGAAATAGCTACAAGTGATACCGATTCAGTATACATTAACTTTGACGGAAATAATTTCCCAGGCATAATATACATAGACAATGTATACGTATTGAACTTAGATACACCAATACCAATAGAGAAGAAGAAACTTTCTATAGATGATATCATACCAGATTACGGAAGTTATTCTTTTGCTAATATATTATCTCCTAGTTGGAAACAAGAAATACTAATGTATAACTATTATTTACCTGATGAAATAAAAAATAAAATCATAAATTGTTATGCAAGAACATTATTACCAGGAACATGTCTAGTAACTTATGGAGGAGAAATAATAACATACTTACCTGATATGCGACCTGTTACTACTACTCAATGTCCTTAATTTTAAAAATTTTATAAAGATGCCAGAAATACAAGATTTATTTAAAAGCGGAAATCTAGAAAGATTAGTTCTTAAAGATAATATTCAATTATCAAGAACTGATGAAACATATCTAGAAGGTCTACAACATATTGTTGGAGATAATGGTTTAACTCAACTAGAAGTACAACCAGATTTATATTTAAAGTGGATTGATACTGATACTTCAGTTATTCCTTTAGGTGCTACAATGCCAAACTATTTATTAACTGTTATCCCTAACAAAGCTATCTTACCAAGCAATGGGATAATTCAGGCAGCATTTAAAATAACAAAGCAAAGTATTTTACCAGGTAATGTATTTGTAGATGTATATCTAAATGATACTCTACATGCAACAAAAAATATAAGCTTGCCTAAAAATATGCCAGAGAAATATCCTATATTAATAACTGCTTTATTTGATACTCCAGTACCAGAGAATACTCCAATACATATTAAGTTGAGGAAAGGAGCTGGTACTAATGTAACAGTTAATGGTAATGAATTTCCATCTACCTTAAGAGTTATTAAAACTAAAGAAATAGTAACTGGAGATAATATAGGTGAAAACATGATTGGGTTCAGAGCTGCTTCAATTGTAGACCAAACTATTAGTAAATACAATAACACATTACAATTCGATGTATTTGATTATAATAACAAAGTTCAATATGATCAAGCAGAAGACTTCTTCAGATTTTTAGATGCAGGTAATGTAGATTTTGATTTACAATTAAATGTAGACTTTGATGGTGGACAAGAAAAATTTTGGATATGGCTAGAGAAGTATGATGCTGCAGGAGATATCTGGTTAGCTCAAACTGCAGAACAGTATTACATAGAATTCAACCATAATACCGAAGGATTACGTAATGTTAAATTTAAAGCTAAAGTTTTACCAAACGAAAAATACAGAATAAGACATGCATCTGCACATCCAGTAATTCACTGTAAATTAAAGATGCAACAATTCACAACTTACGATGGTACTCCACTAACAGTGGGTAGTGCAAAAGTAACTATCACTCAAACTTTATAATATGAACGATTTAGTAGAGAATTTAAGTTTAGATAAGTTAGGAGCTATTGGGATATTTGCAATATTATTTTCAGCAGTTATATTATATTTCTCTCTAAAGGTAATTAAAATGATTTTAACTAAATGTTGTAATAATGATTAAATTTATAATATCATTCAGCATATTAGTGGTAGTTTATACATACTTACTAATAAGAAATCTAAAGAAACATTGTAAACAAAAGAACTAATAGATCTTAATTACAATACCATTTTATTAACAAATAAAAATTTAAGAAGATGCCAAACGCAGCACGAGTAACGTTTAAGACCACAAATTTGACTCAGAGAACAACAACTCCTCTTGAAGGGTTGTCTTTTGTTTTAGGTCAAACTTTGAGAGGTCCACATGATGATCCCAAAGAGATAATGAATTCTTGGGAGCAATTTAAGAGAAAATTTGGTGGAATACCAAATCACCCAGATAGAGGGTTTGCTATCCAAGCTAAAAAGATTTTAGATTCTGGAGGTAAGCTAAGAGTTTGTAGAGTTATTAATCATGCTACACCTCCAGAGAAACCAGGTATGTTGGAAATCACTAAAGGTGAATTCGATGTAGATCTAGCTTCTGGAGAAACTGTAGATGTATTAGTAGATGGAACATCCATAGGAACAGTTGATTTCTTAACTGATATGAAAACTACCATGGGATTGATAGCTGATTTATTAATGACACATGAAAATATTTCAAGTGTAATATTAGATCCTTCAGATGCTTCATTTAAAACAATGTTAATTACACAGTCAAGAACTGTAGCAGTATTAACAATTGATATTACTGGAGCAACTGCAGTATGGTCAACATCAACAATTGGTGGAGTTATTAACTATGCAGGTGAATTGCTATTCACACTAGCTTTAAAATACCTTGGTAGAGATTATGCTAATATCATGGTAGAGATTATACCAAGTACTAATGGTGATCCAACTTATTTCGGTATTAAAATATACCACTTAACAGATACTTCATTATCTGAAACATATAATAACCTTAAGGTTGAGCCTAATACTGTTATTGACTCACATTACCTTGATATTATTAATGCTCAATCAGAAGTGATGGAAGCTGTTTATACTGATACATCATCAGTAACTGAGTTAAGAATGGTAACTGGGTTAGAGTATGGTTATAGCGATGTATCAACAGACCCTACTGCAGGAATTCCTGATTATACTGGAGACTCAGCTTTAGGAACAGGCTTCTATTCATTTGATGATTATGATGATGCTCTTCAAATTGCAGTATTAAATAAAGATGAAACATTAGCTGGTTTACATGATGCTGGTTCTTCATATGCTTATAACAGGAAAGATATTGTTTACTTTGCACACTTAAGTAATAGTAGTACAAACAAAGATCAATACATTGCTGCTAGAGGAACTAACATCAATAATAAATTCTGTGCCTTCTATGGTGGAGGAGTTAAGATAACAGATCCTATTTCAAGTTTACCTGCAGATATTTCTGAATTATCAGATATTATTATTGCTGCTAATAGAAGTGATACTGAATATTCCCCTTACTATTCTTTTGCAGGTCCAAATAGAGGTTTAATCTTTGGTATATTAGGTATAGTTAATAACTATGGCTCTAATTCTAAATACCCAGATTTAAATGAATTAGCTAAACATCAAATTAACATGGCTATCAGTAGAGATGGAAAGAACATGTTATGGGGTAATTTTACTGCACAACTTGAGGATAACCAGGAGAAGTACTTACATATCGTAAGAGGTATGATAACAATGATTAAGACTTTACGTCCTACATTAGAAACATTCCTTGAAGAGCCTTGTATGCCTCCAACATGGAATAGAATGTATTACACTGTTAAGCCATTCTTAGACTCATTGGTTGGTGAATTCTTCCACTCTTACGAATGGGTAGGAGACCAATTTGCAACTGGAGTAACAGATGCAGATTTACAAGTAAATACTGCAGCAGATGTTGCTGACGGTAAATATAAAGCTAAATTAATTGTAACACTTATAGCATCTATGCAGGAGATTGAAGTAGAAATCATATCTACTGTTGCTGGTGTAGAAGTATCATTCTAAAAATTAAAAAGAGATGGCACATATAAAAAACCCAAGGAAAGTATTTAACTTTTCACTTCAGTTTGCTCCAGATCCAATCGACCCTTGGTTAGCCCAGAAGGTTACTCTCCCAGATGTTGATATTGATGTTGTAGAGCACGGTGATGCAAATCATTCGATTAAAACCGGGGGTAGAGTAAACTTCGGTACATGTACAATAGAGAAACTTATGACTACCGATGGTGCAGACAATTGGTTCTGGGACTGGGTAGCTTCAATCCAAGATTGTATGATAGGTGGAGGATTAGTTCCACAGATGTATAAGAAAATCTTAACAGTTTCTGAATTGGCAGAAGATGGTGCTACTCCAATTAATACTCACGTATTGCAAGGAGTTTGGCCAAGTAAAATCAATGGTATACCATTAGATAGACTTTCATCAGATAATACTATTGAGACAATAGAATTACAGGTTGATAAAATGGAAAAACTATAGATCACTATATTTTTAATATTTTTGTGGGGAGGGGGAAATCTCTCCCCATTTTTGTAAACAATAATAATTTAATTAAAGAGTAAGAATTATGGAAAACAATTTATTAGAAGAACTTGCAAAAGTTCATGGGAAAGTATTTGAAGCAATGTTGCCTTCAAAAGATAAGATTATCATTAGAGAACAAAATGGTGAAGATGATGATATCTTATCAAACTTAGCAGATTTTAAATCTGGTGAGTCAGTTCATAATTTTTTGGCAGGAGTAATAATATGGCATAGTAGATATGGCAAAGTAGTTACTCCAGAGATGATCAAAAAAATGCCTCAAAGAGATAAATATATAAGTTTAATATTAACTCGTATATTTTCTTATGGTGATGAACTACATTTTAAATGGCAGTGGGAAGATAGTAAAAAACCAGATGAATATACAGAAGATCTAAATATTTATATCTGGGACTACACAAAACCATTACCAAAGACAAGTGATAAAGAGTATTCTAAATTTAGAATAGAACCTTATACTGATGACCCTTATCAAAAAATAGAAGCTACATTGCAAAGTGGTAAACATGTAAGAATGAGTTATATTAATGGATAGACATTACCTCAGTTGAGGATTTTTTCTTCCCAAGAGATTTCTAGAACAGGAGTATTTTATTTTATGTCAGAATAAACTTCAAATCTCTTGGACAGAGTTTATGCTGATGCCATTTTCAAGGGTTAATAAGTTATTGGAAGTAGCTGATGAGTATAATGAAATGTTAAAAAAGAAACTTAAATAATGTACGGTACTAACTCAATGATAGGAGTTGGAATTACAATGTATCTCAGAGATGAGTTCACTGCTAATTCTAAAAAAATAGCTGCATCTAATAAGCAACTATACGACTCAATAAATAAAGAAACAGAGAGAGCTATGGCTCAGCAAAGAAATATGTATGCTGGTCTAGCTCTTGCTGGTGTGATGGCACTAAGAGGAATTGGGCAGATGGTTAAATCTGGAGCTGAATTCGGCTATGTCATGAAAGGAGTTGGTACAGTTGTTGATGCTAATGCAGAACAATTTGAAAAACTATCAGTTCAAGCTAAGAAAGTAGGTGAAGAGTCTATATTCACTTCTAAAGAAGTTGGAGAAGGAATGGAAGTACTTGATGGTATAAATCCAGCTGCAAATCTTGCTGCTGCTACAATGTCTAACCTTGGTGGTAAAGGTGGAGCTGCAGATATCATGACTAATATCATGAGAGGTTTTGATATAAAAAATAATAGGGTGGCTATCACATCTGATAAACTTGCCTATGCTACATTAAGAGCTAATACAAACTTATATGATTTGGGTGATGCTTTAAAATATTCAGCTGCTACTGCTTCAGATCTTAACTATAGTATGGAGGATGTTACTGCTGGAATTATGGCAATGGGTAATGCTGGTATACAAGGGTCGATGGCT